TACGGAAGGTATTTGATTATGGCAATAGACCCAATACACGCATTTTATTGTCGTAAAGATTATTTAACATTGGCGCTACAATGCAAGATTAAAAGCGGTGGCAAGTGCGCAGAGTGTGGCGAAATATTTGACATTGACGAATTGCGACCACATCACATTATTGAACTAACACTCGACAATATTGACGATGTAAATATCACATTAAATCCCGACAATATCGAAGTGTTGTGCCACAATTGCCACAACAAGCGCCACGCAAGATTTGGTAATGTTGTCGGTCAAAAACATATTTATTTAGTTTATGGCTCGCCTTGTGCGGGTAAAAACCTTTATGTTGAAAGTGTTGCAACAAGAAATGATTTAATCATTGACCTTGATAAAATACATAAATCAATTTGTATTTGCGGTATGTATGACAAGCCCGACGCAACAAAAAGGATTGCGTTTGATGTTAGAGATTATTTGTTAAATGTAGCAAGGTTAGCAGGAAATCGTCGCCGTTGGCAAAATGCTTACATAATACAAACCTGCCCCGAAAAGTACGACCGCGACGAAATGGTTAAATTGTATGGTTGTGAACTTATCCACATAAACACATCAAAAGACGAGTGTATTGCTAATTGCAAAAGAGATATTAAAAGGCAAGCAGTACAGGACGCGGTGCTTGGTTGGATTGATAACTATTGGTCGCGTTATAATGAATAACAAAGGAGTATTTAATTATGTCAAAAATAAAAACAATCGATATGAAAAAATTAATAAATGGACTTGGTATCAACAAAGGCGATATTGTTGTTGTGGATAATATTTGTTTAATCTGCAACGATAAGTACGATTTAGTGTGTGTTGATAACTCATACAATAGCGCAATACCAAACATAATTGTTGGTATGGTAAGCGGCAAACATAGTTACAAGATATATCAAATGCAATGTGAAGTATTGAACGAAACAGCCCAAGCCGCATTAAAACAAACAAAAGATATTAAAAAATATAAAGATTGCAAACCCGTTGTAGTTGGTAAATAAATGAACAAAGCAAATAATTTACTTGCAAAAGTGTTGCAAGGACTAAAAGCAATGTGTAATCATTGTCAAATTAAGGATTGTAATTGCTGTTGGTCGCATTTTATGTGTGAGGATATATTAAAATATTTTGAAACAATCCCCCCACCAAAGCCAAAATTTACAAAGTCAAAAAGACTCCAAGCCCCAAACACGAAAAACACACACTAAAATTTTGACTTTTTCTATAAAAAATCTAAAAAAGATAAAACGGGAGGTTTTTTGTGAAAACAAACACAAACACAACAAAACAACAAATAGTCGATAAAGAATATAACAGACTTATCAACAAATATAAGTCGGCAAATGTTGACGAAAACAAACTCGCGATTAATGACTCGTGGATTAGAAAGGTGGCGGAACTGTTCGCCGTGCTTGAAATGATAAAGGACTTACCGTCTATTATCTACAACCCCAAAAATCCAATTGAGCAGCAAGAAACGGCAGCGGGCAAAGCGCGTGTTAAGTATATGGCACAATATACATCGTCAATGCAAAAATTAAATAAGGATTTGCTCGGCTCTATTGTTGAACAGGACGACGACCTTGACGATTACGAATAATGATTTAATTGAGTGGAAATTAGTCAATCCCGATATTGTGCCGATAGACGGTTGGGCTGTACTCAATGAAGAATTTGACGGCAGACATAGTTATTTGGTTGAATATTATAAACTTTGTCGGTCGGGTAAAAAGAATATTGGTCGTGAATTAAAAACAATGCTTGAAACGCTTATACAAAATATTTATTTTCACGGCGATACATATCGCTTTGATTTGGAGCAGGCACACAAGCGTATTAAGTTTATTGAAAACGAAGTTAAACATTTTGAAAGCCCTTTTGCAGGCAAACCGTTTTTATTAGAGATTAATCAAAAAGCAATTGCCGAGGCGTTATTTGGATTTTATATTTTTGACGACGAATTGCTTGGCGGCGGTCGTTGGGTGCGTCAATACAAAGAGTTTTTATTGTTTATGGCTAGAAAGAACGGCAAGACACCATTTGTTGCGGCGTTGGTATTAGCGGAGTGGTTTTGTGGCGAGGCAGGTCAAAAGGTTATGTGTGCGTCTAACGATTATGAACAGGCTGCATTGATATTTGATTGTATTAACAACTTCCGCGAGGAGTCGCGCGCAATGCAAAAAGTTACCCGTAAAAATATCAAAGGTATATTTTTCGGTAATCCAAAACAAAGAAAGAAAACGGGAAAATTTAGTAAACAAAATAAAGGCTCTATTAAAAAGATGTCTGCCCGTGCGGGCGCAAAAGAAGGTCGTAACCTTAAAATTGTAATTGTGGACGAAGTCCACGAAATGAAAGACCGTACAACCGTAATGCCATTAAGGTCGTCATTAACAACACAAGACGAGCCGTTATATATTGAAATTACAACCGACGGTGTTGTACAAGATGGATACCTTGACGAAAGGTTGGCGGAGGCAAGAAAAGTTTTAAAAGGCGAAATCGACAAGCCGCGTTGGCTTGTGTGGTTATATACACAAGATAGCGAGGACGAAATTTGGAACGACGAGTCTAGTTGGACGAAATCAAACCCAATGCTTGGTGTTGTTAAGAAAATTAGCGATTTAAGAGATTTGGTCGAGGACGCAAGAAACAACGGCGCGCAAAGAGCGTTTACATTAGCCAAAGAGTTTAATTGGAAACAACTTGCAATTGGTGCTTGGCTCAAAGAAGAATATATCAACAGTACAGCAACATTTGATTTAAGCGATTTTCAAAACAATTGGTGTATTGTTGGTGCTGACTTGGCAGAAACAAACGACCTTTGTGCTGTAACATTTTTGTTTATGAAACCAAAAGACCCAACGATATATATGCACACGATGTATTTTGTAACATCATTAAAAGCAAACGACGGACAATCTACCGACTCCCCAACCAACCCCGAAAAGAAAGATTATAAACAATGGGCAGATGACGGATTGTGTAGAATTGTTGACGGCGGAATTATTGACGACGATGTTGTTGCTAATTATGTGCGTGAAGTTTACGACAAATTTGGTATCCGTCCATACAAAGCAGGATACGACCAATGGCACGCGAAAGAGTTTGCAAAAATAACCGCTAAAAACTTTGGCGACAATGTGCCATTAAAAATAAAAATGAATTATGACACATTAAATATCCCAACAAGAACATTGGAAGTTGAATTGCGTGCGCACCACATCAATTACAACAATAACGAGATGTGCCGTTGGTGTTTAAAAAATACAGCGGTAAAACATAACAGTATCGGTTATGTAATGCCTGACAAAGTCGGCGGATACATTGGAAACAAAATCGACGGAACGATGTCAAAAATTATAGCACTTGCAGCGTTGCGTGAGTGCAAAACAGCATTTATATCAAAAATTGGAGGTTAATTATGATTGAAGATTTAAGAAAATCACAAGACAAAAATAAACCCAATATGTCGGTTAATCAAAAAGATGTTAGATGTCCAATACATAATTGTTTAATCGGTAGATATGACGCAAGGATTGGTATTTGCAACGCTACATTTTATTGCTCAAAATGCGGTATCGAATATACATTTACAATCAAGGGTAAAAAATAGTTGGTTAGCAATTTAAAATTTTTGTGTTATAATGTTGGCGTAAAAAAATAAATAGCCCATTATGTGGCAGTACTCCAACCATAGATTGGTTAAGTGAGTCGGTAATTTTTAGGATTATATCCTAGATTTTGTCGGCTCACTTTTTATTTTATTACGGGAGGTAAAAACTTGGGAACTATCAAAAAGGCAATCGAAAATTTACTCGGTTGGACTAGGACAAATACATTTAATAATAAGTTTATTACCGCAAATCAAGTTTTGTTTTCGTCATTTGGTAACGATATAACGGCAAGCGATATTATTAAAACAGCAATACATCGTGTAGCCGAGGAAGTATCCAAATGTAATATCAAATCGGTTATTGAAAAAAGCAACCCCAAAACCATTGAGGTACTTGACGACGACATTAATGCGGTATTTTCACAAAGAGTTAATCCATTGTGTGGATTAAAAGACTTCTTATACAAGGTTGCTTACCTTACAATGGTAAATAAAAATTGTTTTATCTATTGGAAATATGACGAAGTGCCAATCAAAGGTACGGAGTATGTAAGGCGTGTTACACGAGGATTTTATCCAATCGAAAAAGCAAAAGTTAAAATTTATCTTACACCTGAAAATGAAATGCGTATCGAGTTTACAAGTTTATCAGGCGATGTTGTATTTGATTTACCATATAGCGATGTAATTCACATCAGGTATCGTTACGGCGCTAACCCTTATATGGGTGGCGGAGCAAATGGCGAGGCGGATAATCGCGGGATATTAGAAAATTTGCAAACAATACAAGTTATTAAAGAGGCAATACCAAAATCATTGGAGGCAAGTTTATCATTAAAAGGTATCTTAACAATGAAAACTGTTGCCGATGTTGATAAAAAAGTAATCGCCCGCGACGAATTTGAAAGCCACTTGTTTGACTCAAAATATGGAATTATGGCGACCGATTATGAGAGCGATTTTACACCTGTAAATATAAGTGCAACCGACATACCAACCAATGTATTATCGTTTTTACGCGACGAATTGTTATCGCCATACGGTGTAAGTGTACCGATTTACCTTGGCAAATATACCGACGACGATTACACAGCGTTCCACCAAACAGTTATCGAGGGATTATTGCTTGAAATACAACAGGCATTTAAAATTGTTTTGTTTACCGAAAGGCAAATAAAATACGGACACACAATCAAATGTTATGACCGATTAATCCAATCACTATCATTTAGCAGAAGGCAAGAAATTTGCGAAATGACACGCGACGACGCATTGTTATCACGCAGCGAGCGTCGTGAGTTGTTAGGATATGAGCCTGACGGCGAGCCAACGCGTATGTCATTGAATTATATTGATACATCTATCGCAAATGAGTATCAATTGGAAGATATAAAAAATAAATCACAGGAGGGAAACAATGCCACAGAGTAAATTTAAAAGCGAAATCGAAAGGCGTCAATATACGAAAGATATAGCGCGAGCAAATATCAATCCTATTGAAGGATATGTTGACGGTTATGCAATTGTATTTGAAAAAATGACACCTATCGGCGATTTATTTTATGAAATTATAGACAGACACGCACTTGACGAGGCAGATTTAAGCGATATTAAATTTTTTATCAATCACGACGATATGATGTTGCCTCTTGCTCGTCATAGACGCGGTAAAAGGTCAACAATGGATATTGAAATTGACGACCAAGGATTAAAAATCAAATCAAACCTTGACATTGAAAATAATGCAGACTCAAAGAAACTTTGCTCGGCTATTATTAGAGGCGATGTTGAAGATATGTCATTTGCTTTTGGTATAACCGTTGAGGGCGAAAGTTGGGATAATATGAGCGATACAATGCCAATTAGGCGTATCACAAAAATTGGGAAGGTCTTTGAGGTTAGTGCTGTTAATGACGGCGCATATCCTCAAACTTCAATATCTGCCCGCTCGGCGTCGTTGGAAAACGAAAAAAGTGCGTTGGAAAACGCCCGCGCCAAAGCGTTGGAAAACGAAAAAAGGGCGGAAACCGAAAAGCGACAAGCGGCTTTATTGCTTGAAAAAAGAAAATTTTTATTTTTGGAGGAATTAAAATATGACACTAGAAGAATTAATCGCTAAAAGAAAGGAACTTTTAGCACAAGTTGCAGACGCAGACGCTGAAATGTTTGCAAAAATTCAAGAAGAAATCAAAAAGGTTGATTATCAAATCGAAGAAACCGAAAAACAAGAAGAAAACGAAAGAAAGGCAGCAGCGGTTGACGCAGAAAAAAGAGCAGCACGCAAAGCCAATCCAAGTGTTGACGGCGCAAAAGACAATGTAACATTGTTTAGAAGTGTAGAAGGCGCAGAAGATAAAGAACTTACAAAAGAGCAAGCATTAAGATTTGCAAAGGTTGCTTTTGGTAAGCAAGTAAGAGCAAAATTAATGGATTTAAAAGTTGATTTATCTAAAAACGAAAAGAGAGCGCTTGGTATTGCTGTTACAACTTCAGCAACAAACTATGTAGCACCTACCGCAGACGCAGACGGTGTTAATAACGGCGGTATCTTTATACCACAAAATGTGCTTTATGACTTGTTAGAACTTGACCAAGTTGACAGCCCATTTTTACGCGATGTAATGCCAACACATATTAAGGGTGCAACAATATTCCCTTATGTTATCGAAAGCAGCAACGGCTCAACAAAGGGCAAAAAGGAAACTGTTGCAGCAGACGACCGTACTATCAAATGGGGTAAACTTACTCTTGCACAAGGTAATTACCCACTTACAATCGAAGTTACAATGGAACTTTTAGCAATGACTGACGAAGAATTTGCAAACTACCTACTTAATGACCTTGGCAACGAAGTTAATTTATTGCTTGCTGACGAGGCTCTTTATGGTACAGGTACTGACGATAGAATTGCGGGCGTTACTGTTGGTGCTATCCAAGGCACAGCATACGCAGCAGGAAGTGAGGCAGACGCAATCAAGACAGGTTTATTGACTTTGTCAAAGCGTGCAAGAAAAGGTGCAAAGGTTTATATCTCTCGCTCAATGTCTTTGGCTATGGTATTTGAAAAAGACAACGAGGGTAGATACCAATTCCCTATTTACAACAATGACGGAATTACATCAATTGCAACCGTTCCTGTTGAAGTTGAGGAAGGATTGGCTGACGGCGACTTTGTTATTGGTAATGCTAAAAATTACAAACTTAACTTTGTTAAAGCAACCGAAATTTATCCTGAACTTCACGGCAAAACAAGAGTTATTGAATACACTGCACATCTTATGGTTGCAGGTAAAGCAGCGCCTAATAAATTCTATTATGGCAAAAAATCTACAACTAATGCCTAGTATTAGTTGTTAATGTGTTTAACGGGTCGCTTATGCAATCCACAATATAAAATTTAGGAGGAATTTATGGCAGTATCAACCGATGTTGACAAAATACTTTATAAATTAGGGTATTACAATAGCGACCCGAATAAAACGCAAGAAATCCAAGGATATATCGACGAGGCTGTTGAGTTTATGAAAGAAAGCGGGATAACCGACGAACAATTAAAAACTCAACGCGCCTATGCGATTAAATCTATTTGGGCGGATTGTCGCGATAGAGGCGACGATAATAACATTATCCGCAAAGACGGTATGATAGTAAGTTTAATATCACAATTAAGAAGGTCGAAAAATGGCAACACAACAAACACCTAGAAAGCGAAGAACATTAATAAAATTCGCGATAGAAAAAAGCGTATA